TCGGGGCGATGCTAGGGCGCGGAGAAGAAGGCCCCCCCATAGAGAAGGTACCTGTTCCTATCTTTACCACGACCCCGCAGGGGGGGGCTTCGTCACAATGTAGCCCCTCAATTGCTTGGAAATTGGCAACTTGTATCGCTTGACACCCCCAGAGCAGTCGTTAGGCTGCTCTAGATCTCTTTCCTCTCGCCGTTGGCTGGGCTATGGGGTTCGGTCAGCGGTTTTAGACAACGCAGTACAGACTCATTCTGGCGTCGTGAAGCACTGAGCGGCGTCAGCAGGTTTCGGGAACACGCCTAGCCGGTACCCAATCCGGTCTTCAGTCCTGATCCAAAGGCGTTTCTAGAGTGCCCGTGGGAGGTGGCTGGTACCGGCCAGTCACAGGGAAGGCTTAACAGGCCGAAAATCTCGCGTCTCACTCGGCGTATCAACCAAAACCCCACCACGAGGGCTGTCCTAAGGGATTGTGGGGTCTCCCAACCAGCGCCGAGTTCTAGCGAGTGATGAGTCGTGTTTCTCCTGAAGGTCTTGTTTCCCGTGCTGGGGCACAAGGTTGGGAGAAAGGCCCCCGGTCTGCGCACAAATTCTCCCGGCCCAGTTGTTGGATTGGCTAAACTCTGGCCAAAGGGGGTGTCATGATCCTGATCGAAGGGATCGAAGACGCAATTGTTGGTTGGGCCAATCTGGGCAAGCACCGGATTGTGGTCTACTCGATTGATCGTTTGAGCAATTTGATCTTTGAGGATCTTGAGAACGGTGTCACGGTTGATGATGTAGATCAGATCGTGAAGTACCTAGAGGATCAGGCGGTGTCCACGGCAGTGGACATGAACATCCCGCCCCCTGTCTTTGTTCGGAGTGGTGACTTGGCTGATGTGGAGAGGGAAGCGTTGGGAGGTTGATATGGGAATCCCAAAGGGCCGTGTTTGGATTGGATCTGTCTGGGTTCCTGTGGACCAAGACTTGTCCCTAGGTCACTTTGGGGAGTACCGCAGTTTCCCTGCTCATGAGATTGTGATTGGCCCGGTCCGGGGTGACATGGCCGCACTGACCGTAATTCATGAGACTATTGAGGCAATCTGTGATATTTACGATTTGAACCTCAAAGAGAATCACATCAGGTGTCTTGAACATGCGTTGGCTGGTCTGGTGATGAGAAGCCCAAGCATGGTTGATTGGGTTGTCTCAGAACTGCGCAAATCTGAGAATGCTTGCCCAATATCAACATCATTCGTAGACTGACGTTATGGACCCAATCTTCCGAGAAGCCAAGAAGCGTTGGATTGCGGAGCAGCCAGAGAACTGGCGTTCTTCGTATTTTGGCCGGGCCAAGGAATTGAATGATGGCCAGAGCCACTATCTCGAAAGAGAAGCGGTGTTGAATGAAGAGTTTGGAATAGATCGAGACCGCTTGACTGATCAGATCAAGGCGGTTACTCTCGAATGGTCCGAGAAGAAGGCCAAGACGAAGGAAGCGAACAAGGCGAAGCGATCGGCCGGTAACGATAGCCTTCCCCCCACGGAGCCCCCTCGAGAGGTAGAGCCCCCTCCGAGGGGGTCTCTTATTGCCTCGAATGACGTTTCGAACGTGAAGTGGGTGGCGGAGAACCTGCCGAACGAAGAGGCCCAGAAGGAGCAGGCCCCCAGCGTTGCTGCTTGGGGGATGCTTTGCTGGGCACGGCGGAATCCGGACCAGTTCTACACCCAGATCTACAAGCAGGTGGTCATTCCCACCAAGCGTGAGATTGAGGAGGCATCGGATGCGGCAGATGACGAGGACCGCCTGATCGATGCCTTGGACCGTGTTCGGAAGATCGCCGGGGATTTGATTGGCACCTGAGTATCACAAGGACGTGCCTCGGGATCTGGTCCGGAACATTGACTTCCGGAAGAAGATCATCAGGGCTGCCGGGTCCGACCGCGAGTTGCAGTCGGACCTGAAGGCGTTGTGCCGCGTTGATCCACTGTTCTGGTGGAACTCGTTCGTGTTCACCTACGACCCGCGTCTCAGTGCCAGTGTCGTGCCCATGGTGACCTATGGGTTTCAGGACGAGGCGATCTCTGACATCAATGGCTCGGTCGGGATCAGTGACATCTGCATCAGCAAGAGCCGTGACATGGGTGCGTCATGGATGCTGGTGGGGATATTCCTGTATCGGTGGATGTTCCGCGATGGCGAATCGTTTCTGCTGGTCAGTCGTAATGAGGATTACGTTGACAAGGCCGGGAACCCTAAGTCATTGTTCTGGAAGATCGACTTCATCATGAAGCACCTCCCGGGATGGATGCTCCCGTCTTTCTCCCGCACAAAGTTGAGGTTGAGCAACAATGACAACGGGTCCACGATCGATGGCGAATCTACGACGGGCGATGTGGCTCGCGGTGATAGGCGGACAGCCATTGGCCTCGATGAATTTGCGGCGTTTGACATTGACGCTGGGTACCGAGCGATGGCGGCCACCCGCGATGCGACGAACTCGAGAATCTTCAACTCAACGCCGAATGGCACGAACAACGCCTTTCATGCGGTCGCCCAGAACGAAGAGATAAAGCAGGTCCGCCTGCACTGGACCAAGCATCCCAAGAAGTCCGAAGGCCTTTACTACGAAGGCGACAAGGCCCGGAGCCCTTGGTACGACCGGGAAGTCAAGCGTTGTGCCAGCCCGGTGGAGATTGCGCAGGAACTGGACATCTCGTTCGGTGCTTCGCAGCAGGTCTTCTTTGACATCAACCTGCTTGCTCAATACCAAAGCAAGTTCATTCGGGCCCCCTATGTCAGGGGCGAGATCGACTGGGAAGACAGCCCCGACAACCCGCGGTTCGACCCGGCACCCCGAGGAAGGCTGAAGTTGTGGACGCACCCGGATGCCAATGGCGACATGCCTAGGGATCGCTCCTATGCGGTTGGCATTGACATTGCGACGGGTACCGGCTCGAGCAACTCATGCCTCTCCATCGGCGACCGAAAGACCCGGGAGAAGATCGGTGAGTTCGCCGTTCCCAACATGCGTCCGGATCAACTGGCGAAATACGCCGTGGCGTTGGCTCGTTGGCTGCGTGACCAGCATGGCCTCCCAGCCTTGCTGTGCTGGGAGGCCGCTGGCCCCGGCCGGATCTTTGGTGACGTTGTTGTCGAACTCGGCCATCGCGAGATCTGGTTCCGTCGAAAAGAAGGCGGTGCGATCAAGAAGCAGGGCGAAATGATGGGGTGGATTCCCACTCGCGACACGAAGTTGACCTTGTTCGGGAACTACCGAAGGCAGTTGTTCTCGGAGTCTTTCATCAATCGCTCGAAAGAAGCCTTGGCTGAATGCTCTGAGATTGTTTATATGCCGGGTGGTGGAATTGAACACACCCGATCGGTAAGCGTCCGGGACTCTTCGGGCGCCCGCATGAATCATGGAGACAGGGCAACAGCGGACGCCCTGCTTTGCATGGCAATGGGCTATGAAGGTCATTCGAAGGCCACGCCCAAGCCAACCATCCTTCCCGGTTCCCTGATGTATCGCCGCAGGCGACAGCAGGAGAACAAAAAGAAAGCGACCCAGTGGTGAGCGACTACAGCAAACTCCGGCAGGCCTTTGAGTGGTCGCGTCTGCGGATGCTCCCGTTTCGAGAAGAGCGGGTTCGCAATCTCAAGACGTACCTTGGGCGTCATTACAATGGCGAGGCAACCAGCGACCGGGTTCCTGTCAACATGCTGGAGATGGCGGTTCAGATCTACCGCCGGAACCTCGTTACCAGCAATCCTTCTGTTCGAATCAGGACTGAGAAGCGCAGTCTCAGGCCGGTGGCTCGGAAGTTTCAACTCGCACTGACCAAGGTGCTTGATGAAATGGACTTCCGGACCAGCATGAACACTGTGGTGTTCGATGCCTTGTTCGGAATTGGCGTGGCGAAGATCGGCATTACGGACAAGGCCTTTGGGGAGATGCCCGGGTATCTCCACGATGCCGGTTTTCCGTTCATGGACGCCGTCGATTTGGATGATTTGGTCCTCGACATGAACGCCAAGCACTGGGAGGCCATGCAATTCGTGGGCAACAGGTATGAGTTGCCTTACGAAGAAGCCATGGACTCGAAGGCGTTTGACTTCAAGGACAAGCCCTCCCCCAAGCAGAATCAGGCCTACAACGAGTACGGGGAACTCAAGACGAGTTCGCTCGATTCGAAGCAGGCGTATGGCACCGCGACGTATACGCGAGCAAAGGATGTCCTTGAACTCTGGGACATCTACATGCCGTATGAAAGCAAGGTCATGACATTCGCCTGTGACAACAGGGGAGTGCCGATGATGGACCATGCGATCCGAGAGGTTGACTGGAGTGGCCCCGAAGTCGGTCCATATATCGCACTGAGCCTTGGCGAGGTCAGCGGCAATCTCATGCCGCTCCCGCCGGTGGCCAATCTTGTCGATATGAACGACGCCCTGAATCGGACCTTCAGGAAACTGGTTCGCCAGTCGGATCGCCAGAAGACCGTGACGCTGGTCGCTGCTGGTTCTGACGAAGATGGCGAGCGCATTCTCAACTCCGACGATGGAGACATGATCCGGGTGGATCGCCCCGAAGCCACTCGGGAAGCAAGATTCGGCGGAGTGGACCAGCAGAACCTTGCTTTCTCGATCACGCTGAGGCAACTCTTTGACTACATGGGCGGCAATCTTTCGTCCATGGGTGGCCTCTCGGTTCAGGCGGAAACTGTCGGTCAGGAGCAGATCATCAAGGCGTCTTCGTCTCAGAAGATCCAAGACATGCAGTCTGCTGTCATTGTCTTTGCGGAGCGATGCGTCAAGTCGATTGCGTCTTGGGTCTGGTATGACCCGGTCCGCCGGTATGACCTTGTTGATGTTCTGCCTGACACTTCGTTTGAGATCCCCCTGAAGTTCAACCCCAAGGATCGCAAGGAGTCAGAGTTCGTTGAGATGAACTTTGATATCGCTCCCTCTTCCATGAGAGAGTCGAGCCCCCAGCAGAAGTTGGGGATCCTTGCCAACACGGTCACGAACTTCTTGATTCCCCTCGCCCCCCAGTTGCAGGCTCAAGGCCTTGGTATTGATGCGACCGCCTTTATCCGCCAAGTCTCAGAACTTTCTAATATGCCTGAAATTGAGAATCTGGTGGTTCCGCTTGGCGATCCCGGCGAAGCGATGGAACTCATGAAGGAGCAGGGGCAGACGCCTGAGACCACCCGGAACTATGTCAGGCAAAACGTCGCTACCGGGGGCACCCAAGAAGCCAGAGAGTCAGCGACTATTCAAGCGTTGATGGGAAATCAGATGACCCCGGGGCAACAGCAGATGATGAGCCAATCGGCTCCCGCGGCCCCCCAGCAGTAGGAAGCATTCGTGCCGAGATACCGATACCGCCACCCCGAGACGGGGGAAGAGAAGATCCTCACCATGTCTATGAAAGAGATGTGGGATAAGACAGAAGGTGAAGGAATTGAAATTGACGGAGTAGTTTGGAATCGCGATATTGCTTCTGAGCAAAGCAGAGTGAAGCCGAACAGCAAGGGGTGGCCTCTGTACAGTGATGCTTGTGGGACGCACCCAGACGAAGTTCCCAATTCAATGGAACGAATGCGTCGAAAAGGTGTGAATCTCAACTACACTGCGGATGGCCGAGCAATCTTCGAGAACGCCTCCCAACGCCGCAAGGCCATGCGGGCAATGGGGCTACAGGACATGCAGGGTTATGACTGAAGAACAAAACGAAGAAACCCAGAAGAGCCCCTACGACTTTCGGGATCCGTCCGAGATGGTCCGTGAGATTGTCTCCGGCGATGACGAAAAGTCCCCGGAGTCTGACCCCGGGGACGAAAGCGATCACGAAGAAAAGGAACAAGACCAAACCGTTGAAGAGCCAAAGTCCAACGTAGAAGAACCTTCCGTTGGAATGAAGTCTCTCAATGATTACCTCGATGAAGATCTTGCCGGGGTAGTGTCTTCGCTTGTCAAAAAGATTGACAGGCTGGAAAGTGAGAAGCGAAATGCTTCTACAGCCGCCAAGGTTGATGACCTTGTCAATTCCCTTGGTGATGAATGGCAGCCCGTCTTTCGGGACAAGGAGAACCGGGCAAAGTTGAACACCGCGATTCAGGTCATCAAGACTGGGTATGAGCGGTCAAACGTCCCTGTTCCGGATGAACAGGAAATCGTCGAGAAGGCACTCCGGGCTGAGTTCGGGGGTGTCAAGGAAACCATTGAACAAGAAGCCACGCAAGCCAAGGTCAGTGCCCGGAAGTCCCAAATGATCTCCCGGGCAAGTGGTCGCCGTACGGATTCGCTTTCTCCCAAGGAGTCAGCGTTGCGTGCGGTCCACAAGATCATGACAGAGCGTGGAATCTATAACTCTTAGGGAGTAGATCAAAATGGCCATTGCCGTTTCAGATCTTCAGGATCTCATTACGACCACCCAGAAGGAACTGGGTGAACTTCGGTGGACTGAGATTGCCACCGATCTTCAGGAGCATGTTGCTCTCTCGAGCCTGCTTCAGGAATCTCGCGTCCAGTTTTCTTCTGGTACTTCGGTCCAGTGGAATGTCATGGTCGAGAACAGCGGTCTCGCCAAGGACACCAGCCTGTTTGCCACTGACGAGGTGAACATCGGCGATGTCATGAAGACCGCCGAAATCGGCTGGCGTCACCAGACCGTCAACTACGCCATCGAGCGTCGTGAGATTGCGTTCAACCGCGATCCCCGTCGCATCGTCGACCTCGTTGCGGTTCGCCGTGCCGATGCCATGATTTCGCTCGCCGAACACATGGAGAAGCGTTTCTGGGGTGCCCCCACCACCGCGACCGATCTCAAGATGAACGGTGTGGCGTACTGGGTCAGCACTTCGGGCAGCATCCCTGCCGTTGGTAGCGGTGCCTTCGCCGGTGGCGATCTCTTTTCGGGCGGCACCGCTGGCCTGAGCAGCACCACTTACCCCCGTTGGCAGAACTGGTGGGGCCACTACGACGCGGGCGACCTGACGGGCACTGCCACCAGTGATGCCCCGATGACTGCCAACTACGCTGCTTCTGGGGCTGAGTCGGGCGTCTTCCCCGTCCTTGGCCTGACCAAGCAGATGCGTGAGGCGTACGTCAAGACCGGCTTCAAGCCGATCGCCAACGCCAGCGTTCCGACCTACAACACTGGTGACCGCCACGGTATCTACTGCGGATACGAGGCTCTCGCTGGTCTTGAGCGGATCGTCGAGCGGACCAACGACAAGGTCACCTCTGCCGATCTCCAGCCCTACGCTGGTCGCGTGATGTTCCGTGGCGTGCCGATCACCTACGTTCCGCATCTTGACAATGCGACGAACAACCCGATCTACATGCTCAACTGGGGCGTCTTCCACCCGGTGTTCCTCGAAGGTGAGTACATGCGTGAGATGGGTCCGGACGTTGCTCCGAACCAGCACACCACGCTCGTCACCCACATCGACTGCACCGTCAACACCTACTGCACCGATCGACGCCGCAACGCGGTTCTTTCGACCGCTGCCGTGACCATCCCCAACGCCTGATGCAGAAGGGAGCCACTCCGATGGCTAATGGATTCGTTACTTACGGGGGTCGCGATCTTGATCGCGGAGACATTGCCCCCTCGGCTACTACCTTCGAGTACTTCGAAGACTTTTGCGGCACTGTCACCCTCGGGCTGAACAATGCCGATACTGACGGTGGAAACAGGGGTATTGCTGAATACCCCGGCGTCCTTGTGTCCACTGCTGGCACCGACGCCACCAAGACCGCCGTTGCTGACGGAGGAACCTCTGGAGGTTCCATCAGTTTCACGACCGCCAGTGATGCGATCGAGGGTCTTTCCGTTCCCACCTGTACTGTTGATCCCGATGGTGGAGATTGGTTCATCGAGACTCGCGTCAAGGTGACCACCGTCGAGGCCACGGGACACTTCCGCTTCGGTCTTCAGGAGGATGTCAGTGTCACCGACACCCTTTCTCAGGATGACGGTGCGGCTGGTGAAGATCAGATTTCGATGTTCTACAACGCTGGAAGCACTACGCAGGGGCTTCTGGAGTACTTGATTTCCAAGAACACGGATGAGTCCACCAGTGGTGCGGCGGGAATGTCGGGGGCCCAGATGGTCTCCGACACCTTTGCTCGCCTTGGCATCAAGTACAAGGCTTCCACCGGCAAGATCTACTTCTACTTCAACGGGAAGCAGGTCGCAGAAGAAGCATCCACGAACGTGAGCGATCAGGTTCTTCACCCGTTTATCGCGGTCTCTCACGACGCGATGGGTGCCTGTGTGGTTGACTACATCTACGTCCGTGCGGATCGGTAGAAAACCCGGAAGATCCAAGTCTGGGGGGCCGCAAGGCCCCCCAGATGATTGAGGGTTGTCGATGGCTGTCCCCACCTACAACTTCGAGTTTGTTGCGGGTGAAACTTTCACCCTGCAAATCACATACAAGAACAGCAGCGGAAGCGTTGTCGATCTGTCCTCGGGGTACACCGTTGACATTGATGGCAGATCCGAAGCGGGTGCCTCTGGCACCTTGTTTTCCGTTGACTCATCCACGACCGCAGTGGCTTTGGCGTCTAGTTCTCCAAACATCACCCTTACCCTTGCGCCAAGCGTGACGGGTGCAATCACTGCCCCCGCATCAGGCGTCTACGATGTGAAGGTGACGGAAACCACTCCCAACCCTGATGTTGTCCGGTACATTCTGGGCGGCAAGTTCACCGTGCTGAAGGCAATCTCAACGTGACAGATGTTTCGGTGACAGAGCCAGCCTTCACGGTGACCGTTGCCTCTCCGAACATCGGCTCTGTCAGTGTCACCGAAAGTACGCCTAGCACCGTAGCCTCGGTCAGCGAGTCAACTTTCGAAGTCAATGTCACGCAGTCTCCCAGCCCTCGAGTTGTGGCGGGGGACGAGATCCCAACTGAATACATCAAGTCAATCACCATTGGGTCCGGCCCTTTGAGTGTGACGGTTGATGCTGATGGCGATGCGACTCTGACCCACGCAACGCCAGAGTCGAATGGGGTCACATATTCCCTGTATCCATCGACAATCCTTGTTGATGCGACGGGCCATGTCCGTTCGGTTCTTGGGTCGGACACTTCTGCCGGGTTCCGCGAAAACATTGGCATTGGCGCGGCAACGGTTGCGACACGGCCGGATGACGAAGTCCTTACTACGAACAACACCAGTGCGTTCGGAAGGACTTTTGCCAATGCCGCAGACGCTTCGGCTGCAAGGTCAACGCTTTCAATCGGCACTGTCGCGACGTACGACTACGGCGATTTTGCTCTGGCTTCTCACACGCATTCCGCGAGCGACATTACTTCGGGGCAGTTGCCCCTGAGCCAGTTGCCTACCGTCTCGGATTTCGTGCCTTACAAGCAGCAGTTTGTTTCCATCAACGGCGGAGAGGCTTCGACTTCTACGTTCAGTCTCTTGACTGATATGTACATTCACGGAGCCCGATTCGACGGGAGTACGCCCTAATGGCTTTCCAGATCCAAATGCGAAGGGGTACTGCTGCGGAGTGGACCTCGTCCAATCCGGTACTCGCGGCCGGAGAGTTTGGGTATGAGACTGACACTGGCAAGTTGAAGGTCGGTAACGGAACCTCCGCTTGGAGCGTGGTTACATACGTCAACGAGGTCTCGAGCGACACGACCCCGCAGTTGGCTGGGAATCTTGATGTCAACGGGAATTCGATCGTTTCCGCTTCGAATGGGAACATTGCGATTACCCCGAATGGGTCCGGGAAGGTCATCATTGATGGCTTGAGTTTCCCGACCGCGGATGGCTCTGCCAATCAGGTACTCAAGACCGATGGCTCTGGTTCTATTGGGTTTGTCACGAGAACCGGCGCCTACACGGGGCACATTGAAACTGCGGCTGACAAGACGTACACCATTGACCCGGGTGCGGTTGGCGCCCGCACGATCACGGGGTTCTACATCAAGTCTGCGTCTGGGACTTGCACTGCGACCCTCAAGGTTGGGTCTTCGACTGTCAAGGCGGCGAGTGTTTCTTCTTCCAGCGGGGATCAGTCTTCGCTGGCCAACACAAGCGTTGCTGCTAATGATGTTTTGACTGTCGTTGTTTCGTCCAACTCGTCTGCTCTTGATGTCATCTTTTCGGTGGAGTACACGGAATGACTCCCCCCTCCAAGTGGTTGTTTTTCCCAACGCAGGCCACGGGGGGAGCAAACATCACCATCACGGGGAACTTGGCTGCCGATACGACTTCGGGCAATTCGTCGGTCAATCTCAACAACTGGGCCATCAGTGGATCTGACGCCGCTGACTTTGACGAGTACACATCCACCGCCTATCGGAGGCAGTCTGGGTACGGGTATCTGGAGTTGTTGATTCGAGTGGATACGACTGCGACGTATTCTTCGTCGAGCAATTTCGATTCTTCCGTAACGCTGGACTCTTCCAACTCGTCTATCACTGTCGGGGGAAGCACATTCAGCCAGACCAATTTTCTTTTGGTGGCGGCTGGCTCTGACATTCTTCGGTTTCGCTTTTGGGGGTCTTCTTCGGATATCACCCCGATTTGGAACAACGGTTCCTCCGGAGACCTTATCACCGTAAACCTTGCTTGGACCTAGTAATGCCCGAGACTGATTTCCAGCCTGTCCTCAATTTCGCCCGAATCACCAAGAACCTGCTTGCTATTGAATCCGAGATCAATGGTCTTGCTGACGGGTTTGCGAATGAAACTGCGCGGACCAACTTGGACGAAGCCCTTATTGACCAGTTGGTTGCCAAGGCTTCGGAACTTCAGGCGGCTGCTACCGCACTGAAGAGCATTGTCTACTCTGGGTCCTGATCAATACGAACGGGGGAGTTTGATGTTTGAGGAAGAAAAAGTCGTTGAGTTGCTCTGGATGATCTTTGGGAGTTCAATTCTTGGGCTGATTGGTTTTGTTTGGAAGATCAGCCACCGAGTGTCGGTTTTGGAAAAAGCGATTGATTCTGTGAAGGAAATCCATCGCAGGGACACCATTGAACTCAGGCGAGACATTGACATCATCTGTTCGAATGTTGACAAGAACAGAGAGTGGACAACCAACCGAATGATGTCCATTGCCAAGGACATCAAGCAGTAAGGAGTTTCCGGATGGCAAAGAAGGGTGCAATGAAGGGCTGCTCGGTCAAGAGTGGCTGCAAGTCCAAGGCCGGTGGTCTTACTGAAAAGGGGCGCCGATCCATCAACCGGAAGACGGGCTCCAATTTGAAAGCCCCCCAGCCCGGAGGTGGTCCTAGAAAGCGTTCGTTCTGCGCTCGCAACAAGGGGCAAATCGATAAGTTCAACATTGATTGCCGGGCTACCCCCAAGAAGCGTGCTTGCCTTGCACGCAAGCGATGGAAGTGCTGACATGGCAAAGAAGAAGTCTGGCGGCAAAAAGGATGCTTGCTATCACAAGGTGAAGTCTCGCTTCAAAGTGTGGCCTTCGGCCTACGGCTCTGGCGCTTTGGTCCAGTGCCGAAAGGTGGGAGCAGCGAACTGGGGCACCAAGGGGAAGAAGAATGGCAAGTGACAGTCTGAAGACTTGGTTCTCAAGAAACGATGGCAAGGGATGGATTGACTGCAAGACCGGAAAGCCTTGCGGCAGGCGTTCTGCTGATGGTTCAAACCGCCCCTATCCGGCGTGTAGGCCTACCAAGGCTCAATGCACAAAAAAGGGCAAGCGGGCCAAGAAGGGCCCGAGAAGGGTTGATTGGTAATGCCAAAGGTCGGTAAGAAGAAGTTCCCGTACACCGCGGAGGGCAAGCGTGCCGCTGCGGCCTATGCGAAGGCCACGAACCAGAAGGTCGAAGAAGACCGAAAGCCCAAGTCCAAGGGCAAGACCAAGAAGGGTGGTTATTGAAATGCCGGGTTCAAACAATCCGCGTCCGGTTGGAGCATCTGGAAAGAAGAAGGAGAAGAAGGAGAAGAAGAAGGGGCCTGTAGCGTCGGACTACATGGACGAAAAGGAAGTCATTGGCCGAACAGTGGCAGGCCTGAAGGGCATCCATGGGGCCGATCGAGAGACTGCGCTTCGAATGGGCGTGAACCCAAACACAATGCGAATGGATTCCCGGGGCGACATCATGGGCCTCGGCGCACGAGCAAGGGAAGATGCTGTCAATCGTCTATTGGCAGCCCAGCGAATTCGTGATGTCAAGAGCGCTGCTCGCGGCGTTCGAGGGGCTGTCCGCGCTGAAAGTTTGATGCGTAATAATCGCAGCAGAGCCCTTGGAGGCTGACAATGGCAAAGAAGAAGACCAGCAAAAACTCCTCGATGAAGAAGGGTGGTTATTGAAATGCCGAGTTCAGACAAGCGGCGTCCGGTTGGAGCATCTGGAAAGAAGAAGAAGAAGGGCCCCGTGGCGTCGGACTACATGGACGAAAAGGAAGTCATTGGCCGAACGGTGGCAGGCTTGAAGGGCACGCACGCGGCCGATCGGGAGACTGCGCTTCGGATGGGCATGAACCCAGATACAATCCGAATGGATCGCCGAGGTGACATCATGGGCCTCGGCGCACGAGCAAGGGAAAGTGCTGCCCAACGTCTAATGTCAGCCCAAAGAACATGGCTGGCATCACCGCCAGACGAGTCAGCCAAGCGACTTGATCAAGTCAGGAGCGCTGGCCGCGGCCTTCGAGAGGCCGACCGCGCTCAAAGCCTGATGCGGCGGAATCGCCGCAAGGCCCGTGGAGGCTGACAATGGCCGATGAAATCAAACTCACAGGGACAATCTCAGTCTCGGCGACGAACTACAGCGAGAACATTGTTCCCGGCCAAATTTCAATCAGCCTCCCGTCTGGCCCAGATCTGGCAAGCGAAGGTGGCACGCAGGCCACCAGCACTTCGGCAGCAAGCCTTCTCGTGGGCAACCTCGGTAGTTCGCAGGATGGCGGCGTGTTCTTCTTCCGGAATCTCGATGGCACTGACAACATCGAAATCGGGGAGACAATCTCGTCCACCTTCTACCCTTGGATCCTGCTGAAGCCGGGCGAGTACGCGATAGGGCGGCTTTCCAGTCGCTATCCGGCAGCCAACGCCCTGAAGGTCAAAGCGAGTGCAAACACCCCGGTCCTCCAGTACCGGATTTTCGCTGGCAACCTTTGAGGCAAATTCAATCTTTTTCAGGAAAGCCGGAGATTCTCCGGCTTTTCTTGTTTAGGCACCTTGCGTGATATGGGATCGACGCTAGTCTTGTGGCATGAGCGACTACTACAGCGATCCTGCGATCTCCCATTCGATGATCAAGAACATGGCCAAGAGCCCCGCCCACTTCAAGGCGGCGGTGGAGGCTCCAAATGTCTCCACGGACGCCATGCTGCTGGGCTCCTTGGTTCACGCCATGGTGTTGGAACCCCACACGGTCGAAGATGACTACATCAAGGTGGGCAAAATCGACCGTCGCACCAAGGAGGGCAAAGAGGCTTGGGCTGCTTTGCAAGACAGTGACAGGCGGGTGGTGAAAGAGGATGTTTGGCAGACCGCGGAAAACATGGCCGAGTCTGTTCTCTCATGCTCTGCGGCCAAGGGGATGATCCTCGAAGCCACGGCGATGAACTCTGTAGAAGTCGAGTTCTTCTGGAACGACAGCAGGTTTGGAATCGACCGCAAGTCCAAGGTGGACGGGATCACCGAGCAGTCCATCATCGACCTCAAGACCACGACGGACGCGACCCGGGGCTTCGATCGCTCGATCACCAAGTACTGGTATCACACGCAGGCGGCGTACTACCGGGATGCTCTGATGAGTCGGGGGATTCACAGGGACAACTTCACGATCATCGCGGTCGAGAAGACTCCGCCCTACGCCGTGGCCGTGGTGCGGATGGATCACGGTGTCATGGATTGGGGGAAGTCAATCATCGACAAGTGGCTTGACCAACTTCGTTGGTGCAAGTCGAGCCAGAATTACCCGGCGTTTACCGGGGTTCGATATTTCAGCAAGCCCAGTTGGGCAGATGAGGAAACCGATGCCTGAGATCACAAAGAACATCAACTCGAATCTTTGGGGGGCCCTGATGGATGCGCAGGCATCTGTCAGTTCGGTCGCCAAAGATGCCAAGAATGACTGGGGCAAGTACGGGTACACATCCGCAGAAGAGATGATCAGCCAGTGCCGAAGGGCTTTGCTTTCTCATGGCCTTGTATTTGCCCGGACCAATTGGTCGCTGCACGATGACAAGGTGGTTTCCCACTTCTGCCTTGTACACCCCAAGTCCGGTGAGACTCTTGAATTTGGCAATGACATGATTGTCGTTGCGAGCAAGAACCCGGACAAGTCGGTCCTTGCAGCACTGACAACGGTCATGAACTACGCCTTGCGAGATCTGCTGCTGATCCCCCGGGTTGACGAGAAGCAGCCTGAGATTGACAACAGATTGTCTGATGACATTCTGGACACGCCAAAGGCGTACGTTCCGGATGTCGTGGAGTCTTCAATCAAGCCTGCCCCGGACTGGATGGTGAAGTGTTTCGCTATTGTCGAAGGCGAAAAGCCAGACCCCGGCGAGTACAAGAAGCGGCTGCTTGGTGCGGCCGAGCAGAAGTACGGTGAGCAATTCGGTTCAATTGCTGACCTTCCCGAAGAGTACCTTGTCAAGGTGTTTGAACATCACGGATGGAAGGTTCGCTTCGATCAGCACAACGTCGAAAAGGAGGCTCTCTGATGCCATACGAAAAGCAAGATGACACGGGTTACCTGTTCCGCAACGCGAACAAGACCAAGGACGCCCAGCCCGACTACACGGGTTGGATCAAGCAGGGCGGCAAGGAGCGAAGGCTTGCCGCTTGGATCAAGGACATGAAGGATGGTTCCAAGGCCCTGTCGATCAAGGTCAGCGACAAGCAGGACAAGCCCGGGACCGGCGGGAAGAAGGGGGGCATGTCACATGACATCCCCTTCTGATGGCCCGATGCTTTCCGTGCCTCAGTTTGCAAAGCGAATCGGGGTCTCTCAGTACACAGTTCGCAAGTGGATCAAGCAGTCTGCGATCCGTGCAGTAAACATCAACATCGGGGGGAAGTTGCCCGTCTACCGGATTGGGGGCGACCAGATTGAAGCGGTTATCAACCGGATCGAATTGCAGGAAAAGCCTTCGGCAGACAGCAGTGGAGGCGACGGAGTTCTTGGGGGCTCACCCGGGAATGATGAGCCGGAGTACTGAAGATCAGGAATTGAAGATTGTCTGGACCGGGGTTGTTTGGGAAAATTTGTTTGCCCACGAGAGAGAACTCATGGGCATAGCAAATGAGATTTCCCTGTCTGGCCACTCAAGCGTTTTTGAGTGGAGGAAGCGTTGGTATGAAATGGATTGGAGGATCAGGCATGGCTGGCTTGTTCTCTTCGAGGGGTTCCGATCGACAGGAATCCCAGTCAGGGACGGGATCAAAAGCATCTCGGAATTCGTCAACGAGAACTTCGAATGATCTTGACAATGAGATTTCGTCTCTGATCTCGGAGTTCGGCGAGGCGGGATTCTTCGCCTCAGTGGGGCGGGTGGTGGAGTCTCTCGTTGGCCGCCCCGTGGATACGTCCGAACCGAATTGGGATGAGTCTGTGGGCTGGATGAACATCCGCGAGTTTGTGATAGCAGACTGGAGACGCCGGTTCCCTAGGGTCGATGTTGAGAGTGAACTGGCAAGCGCTCATTCTTGGCTTCTTGCAAACCCTAGAAACCGCAAAAAGAAGTACCGGCGATTTCTTGAGTCGTGGATGTCCAGAGCGCAAAAGGGGTCTTTGGCGTACAATGGCGGGTACACCAAGGCCCAAGACCAAAGCACGGGGTTTTGAGATGAAAGAGTTTGAGGACATCTGGCCGCTGATGAGGGGGCTTTGGCCCCACGCCGAACTTGGCGATGGGTTTGAACTGCGGAATCTGTACAGGGAGAGGCTGGGTAGGTGTAAGCCCGAATTGCTGGAGCAGGCAATCAAGGATGTGCGGGCGAACTACTCAAGCCGAACTCCTGAACTGAAGTGGATCCTTGAGAGATACAGGGCTTTGCTGAGAGAGAGGAAGTCTCAGGAAGCATCAGTGTCCAGAGAGGACACATCAGCAGAGGAAGAGGCTGCGTTTCTCGAGGAAGTGGAAAGGGACAGGGAGAAGACAGCGTTCAACATCTCCCTGCTTACCCCTGAAGAGATTGACGCTGTGAGAGAAGAGGTCGCTCGTCGGGTTTTCTTGGCTGGCATGGTCGGGAAGATCCATGGTCCCCCCGAGACTTGGTCTCATTTTGCGAAGGGGATAGCATGGGCGATTCATTCGAGTTCGTTGTCCGATCAGAGCCAAGGCCCCAGCCAAGGCCAAAGGCAGCCCGCGTAGCCGGTCGGATCCGAATCTACACCCCGGGGACCGCCTCCTTGTACAAGGCTGCCGTGCAGGCTGCTGCCAAGGAGGCTATTCATTTCGAAGAGACGCCTATCGACTGCCCAGTGGTGATCACTGGGGAGTTTGTCATGAGAAGGCCGAAAAGAATACCCAAGTCGAAAATCAATGTTCCGCACTGTGCGAAGCCAGACTTGGACAATCTCATCAAAAGCACTCAAGACGCGATAGTGGACTCTGGAATACTCCGGGATGATTGTGTGATTTGGTCGGTCAACTTCACCAAAAGATACGCTAACCCAGAAGAAGCCCCGCACGCCCGGGTCAAGATCATTGTTGAAGATCTCAATTCAATCGATACAATCAACGAGGCATGATTTGAAGAGCGATTACAACTTGCGGCTGCACGGGGACAACCGAATCATTCTCAATCTGAGATATGAAACAGGGGTCGGGACCGTGGATCTTGAGGGGTGCGGGGCATTCTTTCAAGTAGGCGAGACAAAGCCGGTTCCGGGCGAAATATCAGGGTCTTCGATCATGTTTGATTTCAAGCCCGACTTGAAGCAAACGCTTGATGGTCAGGGGTTTGGCGTGTTTGTCAAAGATTTCAAAACACAAAAAACCGTTGACATACTGCACGGCACCCTGAGGACCGAATCCGGATGACATCGGAATCAAAGCAAAACGTCAGCAACATTGTCCAGTTGTTGAATCTGATAGTGCTGATCTTGGGGGTGGGCGGAGTGTTCATGCACATTGGCAGCAGGGACACCATGCTCCAAAGAAACACCCAAGACATTCAAGAGATCAAGGGGATCGCGCAGGATCTGCTCCAGACGCAGATCACATCGACCACCAATGACGCGAGGCAGTTCGAAGCACTCTCTTCGCTAAAGTCCCGCATTGAACTACTGGAGCGAGACCGTTGATGATTGTCATCAAGAAGTGGATTTCAAACAATCGCTGGTCTGTTTCTTTCGCCGCAGCAATGCTTGTGGTGGCCGCGCTTGGGGTTGCGGCATCCGGGTGTCAAGTCAGCGATCTGATTACGGTTGATGTCCCGAAGGATGTCAAGGAGGCGGTGGATGTCGAAGGCGATGTGACTTTGACCGAGATCCCTGATGTTTGGGATGACTGGCAGGAGTACGTCAGGAAGAACACCGAGCGTCTTGAATCTGAAACCGAGCGTGGGTACGAGTTGCTTGGGTTTATCAACTCTGCAACCGACATTGCCATCACGGCTGCTGAGGGGGCAGCCCCGGCGTTCCCGGGAGGCGCGATTCTCATTGGACTCCTCGGGGGTGCTGCTGGCTTGTTTATGAAGAAGCCCGGCACCGATCGCGAGGTCGCCAAAGAGAAGGAGGCCTCTTACAACGCCGGAATGGCCAAGGCGACTGAGGTCGCTGAGATTGCCGCAGCAGTCACCGGCGTCGAATTGAAGCAGGCTGACGAAGAGTGCATGAACTGCGAGGGCGATTGCGAGTTCGATTGCTACGAGGAGCCTGAAGATGGCACAGCCTGACGGGCTTCAAATCACTCGACTTGAACTTCGCAATGAGATTGCAAGGTTCATGTCCTTTGGCGAATACACCCAAGCCACAACCCAAGGCCAGAAGGACATCAACTCCTTCATCAAGCGTGGGCTGCGTCAGTTCTACAACCCTCCCCCGGTGCCCGGGCAGTCCGGAACTCACACTTGGTCTTTCCTCCAGCCGTGGGCTGACTTGGCGACTGTCGCAAACCAGCAGCCCTATGATCTCCCCGCCCACTTCGGGGGGCTGGTCGGAGACATGAGTTTCCCCTCTGAAACTTCCAAGACTCCGGTTGAGAATGTGGGAGAGGCGAACTTCCGCCGAATCGAAACAGAAGAGCCCACCCGAAAAGACAGGCCTTCGATCTGCTGCATTGTTCCCAAGGAATCAGCGAACACGGAATACCCGGACAGCCCGAGCCGATACTCGCTTTACCTGTGGCCCACGCCAGACAAGGTTTACACGCTTCGGTATCGGTATATCGCCATCCAAGGTGATGAGACCGATGCTTCGAGCGACACCTTTTTGGGTGGCGCCCAGCACTCGGAAACCATCCTCGCCAGTTGCCTTTCGATTGCGGAAGAGTACGTCGAGACTCCGACCACTAGGTACCGAGAGTTGTTTGCCCAGAGGCTCGCTGCTTCTGTCCTGCTCGACAGCCGAGCGAATTCGCCCGACAACTTCGGGCCCAACATGGACCGAAGTGACATGAGGGGCCAATTCCGTCGCCATACCAGTGATTACACGGTGTCATATTTTGACATCAACGGAAACAAGGTTGGACCCTGACCATGGCCCATGAACTGCTTGCAAAGCCGGGAACCGTTACCAGCAACTCCATCGTCGAAGGTGTCATCTCGTATGACTCCACGGCAAGCAACATTCTTTTTGTTGTCAAGGCTGCTGCTGTCAACATCTCATCGGCGGTTGATGTTGTTGAAGTCACCGGGGCAGATGACACTGAGCGGATCTACGAACAGGGCCGTTTTGCTGCGACTCAGTTCCGGATCGAGGGCTATATGGTCAGCGACAGTGCTGTCAACATCAAGAACCTTGTCAGTTCGAGCAACGATGGAAACACAAACGCCAACTGCAAGTTGACTTTCCGCCCTCATAGCGGGCGGCTGATTGGCGGCCCGGTGGTTTTCAGGTCGATTGAAATCCAATGGTCTCGCAACAGCCCCTATGTAGCGGTGGTAATGCAAGGGGCGTTCACCAAGGTTGACTTCACTGGCGGCGCCACCGAGGAGGCTTGATGCCAGACTTCACCGACAAGGAGTTTGAAAGGCTGCTGGCATCCGGTGAACTGCCAGAGATCACTCGGCCAAGGGAAGAGTTTGAGCCCAGCCCGGAGTTCAGATCTCCCGACCGCCCGGTCCCTCACGAAGTGCCTCGGGGTGAGCCCCGGGTTGATTCGTTTGGATCGGAAAACGATGTGGCAAGCAAGTTGACCGACATCAATACTTCGCTTCGAGACATTGACACCAAGATGACTCAACTCTTGGCGCTTCTTTCGAGAGTGATGGAGGAGTAATGGCATCCAAGGTCTACCGAGACATCATTGGTTCCACTCAGGCGAACACCGAAACGACCTACGGGGCTCAAGCCGAACGCAAGGTCTTTGTCAGAGTGGACCCCACGGAGTCCAACCCCAACACCACCCTGATTGGCAAGGCTATCGCCCTTGCTGTCGATGGGCAGTTCTATCACCCGGATGATCCCGGCCTGCCTTTGCAGCGGGCCTCTGGGGTTCAGGTTGGGAAAGACACTTGCGAAGTCCTGCTTGAATACAAGCGCAGTTACACGCCGGGCGGGCCATTCGATGTCCCTCGCGGCGGTGGCGTCGTGTTCAACTCTCGGGGGAGAATGGGGTCAAAGTCAAAGCACAAGGCGACCAGTGGGGAGTGGTTCGACCCGAGGGCAGCGAACGTCAGCGATCGCACGCAGGCCTTGGATTTCGATCGCCCGCCCCAGCCAATTCAGGTCCCGACTCCAGAAGAAGACATGACGGTCCCGGTGATTCTTTCGGAGTCCCAGTTCCCGCAACTTCAATCAGCGAAGAACGCGATTGGCAAGATCAACAGCAATGCCTTCATCTTCGCTGGCCAGTCTTTTGGTGTTGGGACTCTGCTGCTGGTCGGTGTCAATGTGGACTGGCAAAGCCAGCAGACTCTCGGGGCAACGACTTATTACGTTTCGTGGGGTGGCAACCCCAACGGGGTCGTTGCGAGGCTTGTCTTCATTGTCGAATACAAGTTCAAGTTCCGGCCTGCTGGCTTTCAAGAAGAAATCGTTTACTACGACACGTCCGCCTCTCCAGATCAATGGAAGGTGGGTAACTACAACAAGTACGATTCGACCGCGATGACGAACTTCCCGTTTTGAGATTCTTTGGCAAGATCAATCCGTTTTCAGAAGCCTTTCGGCGTGGCCTTCGGGAAATGTCGGATGCTGTCGATGATTATCTGACGGAACGGGACTATGTCAGGGCGATGGCGGAAAGGCCGTTCCCTCATGTGCCCGATATGTTCTTGGCACAAATCACGGGCGCAAGAGAAGTGGTGTCTTCGGATGGAACTTCCACCGGCAGCCCTGATGTGACGGACAAGTCGGTGAATTTTTGGATCTACAGTTGGACCTCTTGGACTGGCACGTTCAACTCCGACTCATTCAGCCGGTTTGCTGTGAATGGGGCAGAGGTCAACAATACGAACGCATTTGGAGAGCAGTCGTACGGAGTCTCAACCAAGGCTTCTTCGCCCAAGGTTGAACTCCTTTCGATTGGCAACAAGGGTGAATCAAATCCGGTGGTTCTAATGCACCGGATTGCCGCCCCCATAGCCAAGACTGTCACTCTCTATGAGTCTGACAACACGACAACGAATGGCTCGGTCGCTATTGACTATCAGTACTTCTTCTCTGCGGGGAACGAAGTCAAGGTGACCTGCTGATGAGCGTCGTGGTCTCGAAGTGCTGTTGCAGTCCGGGCCCAGACAACTGTGTGCCGGTTTGGAAGTGGGAAAACGATGAGTGCCCAGATTCAGTTTCTGCGACAAGCATCTTCGCGACGGGGCCCCAGTGGGAGGCCTTGGTTCCGGATTGCGCCGCGAGTGGCACGCAGCACGTCATTTTTGACTACACGGGCGCAACGCCAACCTATGCGTTGAACTCATCCTCGGATGGGACCGGCACGAACTTGGGGGAAA